GGCTCGAACGCCGGCAAGGCCCGTGGCCCTCGTAAGATAAATCAACACATCCGCTTTCCTTCGTCGTCGAAGTCGGCTTCGGCCTCGAAGAAGGTTCGCAAGACCCGCTCGAACGCCGGCAAGACCCGTGGTGCTCGCAAGGGCAAGGCTACGGCCACCGTTGAAGAATTCGATCTTGACATCTAATTCATTAAATCATTAATTTAATACAAAGTAATATATATTTAACTAAACACTTAATTAAATGTATAAATATTATAAATAATTATAAATCTTTTTCTTTTGGTTCATCAAAATCAGCCGGTGTATCCAAATCTACCTCACGAGGTAAGATTGAAATACCACGCCAACCTGCCGCCTTTCCTGTTCCATGTGGACCAAACTTCTTTTCAAAATACACCTTCAGTTCTTTCTGTGATGCTAATTTTGTCTCTGCGCTAGTCTCCTTATGCCAAAACCGAAAATCATTATGTAATTCACTAATCTTAACAACACTATTAGGGCTCTTAATAATACGATCCTTGATATATTGGAAGAAGTGATCGTTTTCTTGACGATAACTATTCGTAGTCATCATTACTTCCGATGGTTCACGAATAGCACCTAGACGCTTAAATTCAGGATAATAATGATTGAATAGATAGCTAAAAAATGCCTCACGACATTCATACAATTTTTCTCCTACGTGTTCATCACGTTGAAATACATAAGGTGTCCCTTCATACATAGGATCACTCGGATCTTCTACGAAACTCGATGGAAAATGTACTACACGAACACGACGCCAAGTACCACCATCATCACTGGTAATCTTAGGTAAGTTATTACATACTAAGAACCAATGGGCTTGTGGCTTAAACTCTTCAATATCTTCAAATAATTTACGAGTTGTAATCTTATTACCACCTGTCAACTCCTTCATCTTTGCCACGTTTAGAGAACTACCTTCTTCCGTCTCCTCAGCACTAATCAATCGGACACCACGAATACGAGCAATTTCAGGTGAAGCCGCACTAGATGATCCACTACGTTGTGTAAAAATAGTAGTACTAACAGTACAAGAATATTCTCCAAAAATACTTTGTAGAAACTCCAATAAAATAGTTTTACCGTTACCACCTGTACCAGTCAAGATAGGAAACTTTTCATCGTCGTGCCCAGTAAGACAACTAGCAAACCGCAACAATAGATATTTACGAACACTCTCAATTGGTAAGATTTGTTGAAAAAAGCGCTCTACTAGGTTAATCTTTTCGCGGAATTCTGGGTCAGCCATATCAGTTTCAATATAGTTTACATCACATTTCTTACAAATATAGTCATCAGGCCGACCTTCACGGAATTCCCGACGTTCTAAATCCAGTACACCATTTTGTACACCCATAAGCATAAGATTGTTATCAAGCTTATCATAAAACTTGGTATCTAGAAACAATTCAGAACACTCTTTTACGATATTATCCTTAAAACTAGTCGTCTTAAGACAACTAGCAATCTTATTTGCGGATTTAACCTTTTCTTCAAGTGCCTTTACAATGTTATCACTACCACTTTCAGAGTCATTATCTGAAGCATTCAACTGCATAATCTTTTGATTGTATTCATTAGCACATCGTAGGTATTCACCAGCAACCTCCGTTGATAATATACGACGAATACAAATACCTTGATCACTTACTTCCCAATGATTACCATTAAAACGATACCATTTACGATTTTTGGGGCTTACACATACAAACTGATGTTTGTACATATCATGTACTACAACAGCAATATCGAAATGTGATGGAATCTTAATTGATTGTTCAAGTTTAAAACGAATAGAATTACGTCGGATCTTCTCATATTCAACTGGATTATCTAGTTTAGCCCAGTAATTCAAACTAGCAACCCCAAGTGTTTCCTTTCGAAAACGACTCCAAAATGTTTGACAACAACCTTCTTCATACTTTGGGGAAGATTTGCTAAACTCAACCCAGATTGGAAGTAGTCGGGTATCAATGTTAAATAGACAAGCCCCTAGTTCAAACCAAGGCTGATAACTATCACGACGGTTTTCCGATAAGATACTTACAAGATTCTTGATATGTTCATAATTTTCAGGCATAGCTACATTACTAGATATTTGCTTTTCTAAGGCAATCTTTTTTTGCTTTGTGTTTTGACCCGTCTTTAGTTTAATTGGGGCACGATCTTTAATTTCTTGTTCAAGTTCTTTAGTAAGATACGACGCTTTCGTAATCTCCTTACGAATACCAAATGTTTTTACGAGATCGATAAGTTCCCATCGACTAACATCTTGTTCTTCACCTTCACTGTTGATCTCCATAGTAAGTAGGTATGGTTCGAGGTTAGATTTACGACTACCGTAAATAAACCAATTACCTGTTTCAACAACACTCTTATCGACAACATCTTGAATAGGATTTAATGTACCTACGTTACTAATTAGGTCATTTGCGACAATTTCATCAATAACCATAGTACGTAGTACATGTTGAAAGGTATAGGGCAAACCAATGTTGAAAAAAAGATGAAAACCATCTCGGACTTTATCTTCATTATCGAGTTTATAGGGTTTGGTACGTTCAGTTACATAACACGTCAAATCTTCTTGGGTACAATTAAAGTACCTGCTAATAAGTCCTTGATATAGGGATGCGATAGATTTGATGTTGTTTCGATTGTACATCCTAACCAACTTATTGTCTCCTGTATAACGAAAGTCAAAATCAACCTTTACTACACCATAATCAAGCTCACGATTAGGTGTTTCAAGATAGGTTAATTTTTTACCTTCTTTAATAGCTTTTACATAGTGATTATAGAATGTTGACATGTTTTCCGTGGAAACATTATAGGAACCACCAGTAATACTAGTAATAGTTGGCTTCTCAACCGCCTTACCATCATCAGAACCAGTACTAGTCTTAAAGATGCGAAATTTCTCAAGAAAAATTCCAAGGTCCGCCATTTTATGTTCTTAGGAGAAGTTTTTTTAAGTTAATTGCTATTTTTATACCGGCATCAATTTATGTGTGCGTTTGCCAAATTTCCTTTCTAAACATAATGTAGTTTTATGATGGATAGTATATCTATTGAAATAGACGCATCAATGATGTTAATGGTAAAAATGTGTTTTATCTATAGTGCTATTATGGATGGCTGGAAAGTTGAAAAACTAAGTATGAATAAACTTTGTTTTACTAAAAAAAATATTAAAAAGCAATTTAAATTAGATACATTTCTTAAGAAACATACTATGCTTCATCTATAGATGATTAATTAAATTATTATTTAATTATTAAATAATAATTTATTTATTTTCAACAAGAGACCACTTGTATTTATTAAAATTAACTATACGCACTTTTTTCTTTAGTTCTTTTGCTCTTTTCTTGGCTTCTTTTTCTTTTTTAGACATTTTACACTTCTTAATCTTTTCTTCTAAAGAATCACCTTTAGATTTAACAGGTAAATTACTATCTAGATCAATAGCTAGTTTATTCTTACGAGGTTTAATACCATAACAATTGACACTATATTTTTTAAGTGGATCTATATTACTAATTTTATTAATACCTGCTGTAGGACCACAATGACCTTTATGAACTTTTTCTATATCTTCCCAGTATTTCTCCTGTACTGGATAGGCTATTTTCTGACCTTCTATCCACCCCCAATTACACCAATTAGCACCATTTTGAAATGCCGTATCTAGGTCGGATTCTGTTGCTAATCTACCACTATATAACTTACATACCTCTTTTGCCTCTAAATAGTTTAATTTATTATAGATAAGAAATACTTCTTTTTTATCTGTATATTTAGATTTTAATTGTACAATTTTATTGTCCTCATCTATACATTCATCTACATCAGTTTCAGTATCGGCATTTTCAAAGTTTTCTTTAGATTTTCTAGAACAATAGACTATTGTTAAAACTAATAACACGTATAGAATATATATAATCATCTAATATATAGTTCTATTATTTTCTTGACATTCTATAGTTTTTTCCAAGAATGTCCACCCCGTTTTCCTACTACACAAATATATTCAACGCCGTTTTCAGTACTAATTCTTTCTCCATTATTGTAATCTTTTGCGTCAGGTAATATAGTAGCTTTTTTCTTGGGTTTCTTAGGTTTTTCTTCTTGATCTACTTCTTGTTGTACATCTATTTGTGATATATTATCTAATTCTTGATCTAATTGTGCCGTTATTTCCTCAAGGTCTAGTTCTTTTTTAGACTTTATAGATCCTTTAGATGAGGTTTTAGATGAGGCTTTAGATGAGGCTTTAGAAGATGCCTTTGATATTTCAGATATGTGTTCTAATGGTTCTACTAGTTCTTCTTTTTTACTAATAGAATCTTTAGATGAAACCGAGGACATTTCTTCATTAATTAACTGAATTGTTTTAGGCGACGGGAATCTATGTTCAATAGCTTTGAATACAATAGGTATCTTTACACCACCACTAATAGAATTCTTATTCCGTTCTAATTCTAATTCTAAACGCTTTACTTTATCATTAAGTATGCTTATTTCTTGTTTAAGATTAGATACGGTATGATTTTGTCGTATCCAATGTTGATATAGATATTTACAAGCGATAATAATAGCAGCAGATACAGAGCAATAGATAATATACTTATACATTTTCTAACGTCAAAAAACAAAATAATTAGATTATGAGAACGCACTAGTGTATAAATAATTAAGGTGATTTATTTTTAATATGATATAGAAAAAAATAATATGATATATTAGAAATGAGTACTAATACATGGAATGGTGTTTCTAGTAGAAAATGTGAAGAATATTGTGATATGAACGCTGGCTATTATCCCGTACAAAACTATTTAACCGAATGTGGTGCTAAATCTTCTCGCGATTTATCCTACAAAAATCCTACTATTATTGTCAAAGATGGCTATGGATGGGTATCCCTAAACGGTTGTCTTGTTGACAAAGATAGTAAAGTAAGAAACACTGTTGATAGATTAACACACGGTAAAGGTAGACATCATCTAGAGGATAGATACAATAATACCGGATACAAGGGTCGTGGTCCTCTTATTGTTGATACCGAAACAATGCTTAAAATAGCTAACTTTAACTCGGGTGTTAAGATAAACTGTGGTGTTCAACGTGATATGTCCGAATATAGAATAAACTATTTACCTCCCGAAAACAACCCTCAATGTACACAACACATCATACCTCCTAAGATAAACAAAGGTGGTTGGGTTCGCGGCGGTATGGATACTAGAATGGAACTACGTAGAGTAGCACATGCATGCTATTATAAATAAGCTAAATAAGCTAGACTACTATAAATATATAATGTGATTTAAATAAATATAGATTATAACATCTATATATATTTAATTTATTAATGAGTGCTACATTTAAAGTAAAAAATAAGAAGATAGAAAGGAGAAAAGGTCAAATATTAGAAACACTCGATTCTAAACATAAGGAAATGGTTAAGGATATCGAATCTATTACTAGTAAACTACCTGAACTTAAAAAGGCTCTAGAGATTAAAAAAACACATCTTAATGAACTAAACACTAGATTAAATACTACGAATATAGATATTAATGTTTTAGATATTTTAGATGATGATTCATACAGAGATAGATATGCTTTAGAAGAAGTAATAGATGAATTAGAAAAAGAAATAACTAAAATAGAAAACAATGACTATATGAATGACTACTTTATTAAAACAGGACATCTATTATATGACTATTATGATGGTAGTAATACTTTAGAAAAGGAATATCAATCTAAAAATATAGAAACAGAAGAATTATCAAGTACCGAAGACGATCAGGAAGATGATACCGAAGATAGTACTGCTTCCGATAACATTAAAAAGACTAACCTAGGAACTGCTATAAAAAAGACAAAGATTACCGACTTTATAGAAAAAGAAAAGGGTTTTGAAAAGGCAGATCTTTATGACAAATATATTAAACTAATCCATAATCAAACATTTATTCAAAAAGATATATTTATGAAGAAAAGCCAAGTTGGTCAAAGTGCTATATGTCCTAAATGTAATATCACACTAACCCTAGTACATTCCGAAGGTTTACAAGTTTGTAACCAATGTGGTTTGACAGAATATATCTTAATAGATAGTGAAAAGCCTAGTTTTAGAGAGCCGCCACCCGAAGTAAGTTATTTTGCCTATAAACGTATCAATCATTTTAATGAATGGCTAAGTCAGTTTCAAGCTAAGGAATCTACTGAAATACCCACTGAAATTTACCAATTAATCCTAATTGAAATGAAAAAAGAACGTATTACAGATCTAAATAAAATTACCCATACTAAGATACGAGAATATCTAAAAAAACTAAAACTAAATAAGTACTATGAGCATATACCACATATACTTAATAAGTTAAATAAAAAGGTGCCACTAATAAGTAAAGAAGTTGAAGAGAAACTACGTCATATGTTTAAGGAAATACAAGCTCCTTTTATGAAAATATGTCCTCCTAATCGTAAAAACTTTTTAAGCTATAGTTATGTTTTACATAAATTTGTAGAACTATTAGGAATGGATCACCTAAAGGAAGGGTTTCCGCTATTAAAAAGCCGTGAAAAACTACATCAACAAGATCAAATGTGGAAAGAAATATGTAAGGAACTCAATTGGATGTTCATAAAATCCATCTAAGGATGGATTTATATGAACAGTATATTAATCCTTGATTAAATAGTCGTGTCTATAAAATCCATCTAAGGATGGATTTATATGAACAGTATATTAATCCTTGATTAAATAGTCGTGTCTATAAAATCCATCTAGGGATGGATTTAGAATAAGTCTTTGTTTATTTTTTTAGGAAGACCATGACCAAAAACAACCATATATACAAGTATTAACGCCGATAATACTATAGTTCTATTTTCAGCAACACGTTGTCTTTGTCCTAGTACATAAACCATAATAAAGTATAATACTAACCCAATAATAACCGAATGTAATAACATTGTAAGACCGCTTTCCATCTTATATACCGTGGAGTGCCAAAGTTAAGCCCCCCTCTGGGGGGCTAACTTTTGGCATCTAACGCGGGTTCCAATAGTGTCCTAAAGTTTGAAGACCCACCCCTTAGGGGGGGGTCTTAACTTTGGCACTATACGGTATTCTACCTTATTTAGGTGCTTTAGCAGTAATACCCGCCATAGGTTTTTTCTATAAATTTTTCATAAGTTCTAGAGATACTGATATTGGTTTATTTGGTGGTCGTGTATGGTGGAATAATTTAAGAGCTATTCACGGATTATTATATGGTTTATTTGTCTATAATGCTATTACTAAAAATACAAATGCTTGGGTATATTTACTAATAGATGTAATAATAGGTCTAATTAGTTTTACTTGGTTTTATTTGACACACTAATTCTGCTATAAATTTATCTATTATAAACTCTATCGAGTCGCTATTAACAGGATCATTATTTAACCTAAGATGAAATTCTAGATGTTCTAGACCTTTTTCGGATTCATGAATATTATTTTTATCATTATCTATTAGTTCACTAAGATTTTTTTGAAAATTTCTTTGAAATGATTCTACAAGTACTAGTATTCCACTATTACTTTTTATATAGTTATATTCATTTTCAAATCTTACATCTTCTACTACAAATATAGGTACTAATTTTGTAGTAAGATGTGTATTTATAACATTTAGGTTATTTAACTGTACTTTAATCCACATATCGATAGCACGAATCCACATATCTTTTCTATAGACATCTCTACCGTTTTCAGTTGCATATTTTTGTAAAGATGATCTAGAATCCCTAGATTTATTTACAAATAAGTTATTATATTCTAGAGAACTACTAGTATCCCTAGAATACAACTCTATTTTAACTTGTGTACCAAAGGAGAAAAAGTATGGTACATATTGTACATCTATATTTGATAATTGTCTTATTAGTTTTGGAACAATATAATGTTCGGTGATGTAGTTTTTACCTACGCCTAATTTTCCTGAAACTCCAAGTAAAATCATTTCTATTTAATTAAACATTGATATTTGTTTAATTAAATTACTGTTAGTTCTAATTACTATTATTTCTAATTACGTTTATATGTAGGTAATTCAAGAGCCTTTCCGTGGACCTTAGTATAATACTCATCTATCCGTTTGTTCTTCTCACGTAACTTGTTAACCCTAAGTTGTTCCGCTTCTTGTTCTAATTGTTCTTTAATCTTTAAGAACTCCAATTCATCATTTGTCATTAACACAGGAGCATCACGAGCTGCTTTTACTTGTCCTAATGTAGTATATTGTTCCCTAGGTTTAGTTTCACCAGGATGTAGAATATTTGCTTGTGTATAGGCCTTTTTAAGATCAGTATATTTACCATCACTACCATAGTCTTGTACGGCTTCACCTAACGATTCAAATCCACCATTATAACTAAACATACTTTCGGGTTCAATAAACTTAGATATTTGTTTACTATTGGATTGTTGTTTAGCGTGTTGTTCAAAAGTTTGATTAAAGCCATCTTTAGTGTATGAAGAAATGGTAGGTTGTTGATGATCGTTATTATTATCCTTTAGCCAATTTTCATAACCATCGTTACCATCTTCTTCATCTTCGTATCTAGTCTTTTCAAACATATCATTGAAACGTCTATTGTCAAAACTTTGACCACTAGCTGGTTCAAAATTGTAATTAACACGATTTATACGTTCATCTATTTGTTTACGTTCGTCTTGTTTACTTTCAACTGTTTGGGTGATCATTCCAGTTATTTTAGCTTCTTCATCTTTAATACTAAGTAGTAACGCATAGGCTTTTTGGATACTTCTAAAATCATTAGAACTATCATATCCGGATTTATCGGGATGATATTTGGTGACTAGTTGTTTATAGACATTTTTTATTTGTTCTATAGTACAATCTGTATCTACGCCGAATATTTCATATGGATCAACTTGTACCTTAGTATTATTTACAGTTACTTGTACTTTTTGTGTTTGTTTAGGCATAACGAAGTTCTTAGGTAGATGTGTTGTTTTTCTAGATGTACTACTAGTACTAGTAGTACTAGTAGATTGTTTTTTACGACGTTCTTTATCAAGTTGTTGTTTAATTTTAATATTTTGTTCTTCTAGTATTTTTTGTTTACGTTTAATTTCCTCTAGGTCTTCTCTAGAAACTTCACCAGATATTTCATTTCCCATTATTAATACTTATTTAAAAATACTAAGAGAATTAATTAAATCCTTTTCCCCTAAATATGAATTTATAGATAAAAGCGGATTGAACACTTAGAAAAAAATGTAATTAATAATAAAAATGGATATAACATCGTTATTTAAATGGATTTCGGATAATTTATCTAATCCCTATTTTGCTGCGTTTATTGCCGGTTTAATAACATTAGTATTTATGTATCTAGATGCTAAGATAACTAGAAAGTTTGTACATAGAAGAACCTATACTAAGAATATTTTACTAGTTAGTATAATAACTGGTACAGTTGTTTATATTTTAACAAATACCGCACTTCATCCTAAGATTACTAAAATGAGCGAAACTGCTAAGAAAGGAATGGTTGGTGGTATGGCTGAAAAGCTAAGTTATGATACTGCCGATATCTTATTAGGAGAACCCAATTTTTAACAGTGTTAGTACTAGTGCGGTACCGTATAGTGCCAAAGTTAAGACCCCCCTTAAGGGGTGGTCTTCAAACTTTAGGACACTATTGGAACCCGCGTTAGATGCCAAAGTAAAGCCCCCCAGAGGGGGCTTACATTTGGCACTCCACGGTAAATGAAAAAATGTATATTTACGAAAATTAATAATTAATAGATAGAATAATTAATTATTAATTAATTGCGTTTTGTCCAAAATTATTTTCTAATCCTATAATATAAAAAGAAAATGGGCGGCGGTTTAATGCAATTAGTAGCTTATGGTGCTCAAGATGTTTACCTTAAAAGCCAGTAGGGTAGAAAAACACTGGGAGATACTAAAACAATAAGGTGTCTATAACCCCCTTTGTGGCGTTCTATATGAACCCACTTGTGTTAATCAGGGAATTTAGTTTAGACTAGATAGAATAACCCTGGTGAGAAAATCAAATTGCTGGAAACCCCTAAAGCATCTACTACTAAACTATCATAGTGATATAGATAGTGGCCAAGAGTAAAAACTTGGGTATAGTAAAAATGTAGATGATTGGATGAAAATCCTAATGGGCAATCAGCAGCCAAGCTTCTTTAAACATAATTAAACTTAATCTAATATACTTTAATAAAATGAGATGTGTTAAATGTGAAATCGAAAAATCAAATGGAGGATTTAGAACTTACTCTAATGGTAAGATATCTAATACGTGTAAAAGCTGCCTAAATGAAATGGATAAAATACGAAAGAAAAACCTTAGAAAGAAACATTTGGAAACTGCTATATTTAAGTGTTGTCTATGTAATGTAGATAAAACACTAAATAAGTTCTCTAAATTAAAGAAAAACTATAAGAAAAAGGTTTGTCTAGAGTGTTATCCAACATTTTTGAAGAATGAAAAAAACGAATGGTGTGCTAATGAAAGTAAATCCAATATAAACTATAGGATTAAAAAGTCATTAGCGGCCCGTTTAAGAGCAGTATTACATAAAGAAACATCTACAATGTCCTATATTGGTTGTCCTATCCAATATTTAAGGGAATGGTTTGAAAGTGTTTTTACACCAGATATGAATTGGGAAAATTATGGTACATATTGGCATATAGACCATGTTATCCCAGTACATCTTTTCGATTTAAATGATGCTACTGAAAAGATGATTTGTTGGAATTGGACTAATCTAGCTCCGCTAGAAAAATCAACAAATTGTTCTAAAAAAAGTAACATTGACAAAAGACAAGTAGAAAGTATAAAAGAAAAGTTAATAAGTTTTAAAGAAGAAGGTTCAACGACTAAATGGTTTTCGGACGATTATATTGTATTATTTAAACCATATGATTCTATTATAGAAAAATATGGAGATAAAATAAAAACTGTATAGTTGTTTTAAGATATAGTCTAACCCTTTTCGAAAGAAAAGGTATTTCGGATTGTACTGGTAATCCACAAATCACTTTTGAATAAAGAGTTGAAAAGCAACACGCTCTAACTATGTGGATATGTTAGAAGTAAACCGGTTAGTTTTCCACATTACATTTCCGCCCGATGTAATAAACAGTTGCTAGTGCTATTAGTTAATCTAATAGTGCGACACTATCAAATTGCTGGAAACCCCTAAAGCATTTAATACTAAACTAAGGTGGAAACACTTTAGCGGCCAAGAGAAAAAACTTGGGTATAGTAAAAATTTAAATGATATGCTCTTATGAGCAAAATGGGCAATCAGCAGCCAAGTCCTCAGACTTTTTAGTAATCATCATTTTATGATGTGTTAAGGTTTAGTTAAATAGATTTATCTTTTTGACTTACACTTTTTTCTAAAAAGTGTGGATGCAGTTCAACGACTAGATGTTAGTGGGTTCTTATTAATTCGTTAATAAGGGCTTAAGGTATAGTCTAGCCCCCATAGGAAACTATGGGGTACTAGCGTTTTCAAGGTCGTCTACAGACGCCACACAAACTTTGCCATGGAATCGATTCAACAAACGTTCAATGGCACGGCTGACTTCGGCAAACGTGTCAGCTGCACGATCTCGCGTAACGGTGATCTCATTCACCGTGTCTACCTCCAAGTCGACATTCCCCAAGTTCAAATCTCGGGTGCTTCGTTCCGTTGGGTAGACTCGCTCGGTCACTTCCTCATCAACACGGTTGAACTCCAAATCGGTGGTCAACGTATTGATTTCCACTATGGTGACTGGCTCGAAATCTTCAACGAACTCACGCTCGCCCCTGGTCTCAAGGCTGGTTACCAACGTATGATTGGTAACACGCTCGCCCTCACGACGAACGAAGCCAACGAAGGTACGCCAACGGTCCCCCTCGCGACGCCCGTAACGAGCGCCAGCACGACGGAAAAGCCCCAAACGACCCTCTATGTTCCCCTCCAATTCTTCTTCTGCCGTAACCCTGGTCTTGCTCTTCCCCTCATTGCTCTCCAATACCACGAAGTTGTTATCAACATTGAATTCGCTCGCGCCAGCCAATGCTACATTGTTGGTGGTACGGACCAATCGCCTATTCCCTCGATGCTTAACCCCAACCTCCAAAACGCCTCGCTCTACGTCGACTACATCTACCTCGACACCGACGAACGTCGCCGTTTTGCCCAAGTATCGCACGAATACCTCATTGACCAACTCCAATTCACGGGTGAAGAAACGTTCACGGGCTCGACGTACAAGTCGCGCCTCAATTTCAACCACCCCGTCAAGGAACTCGTCTGGGTTGTTCAACGCCAAGACGTTGTCGATAACGGTGCTAACCAATGGTGTAACTACACGACGCAACGCGCCCTCAACGGCCCCGTTGTTGACTACAACGACACCGGTATCAACGTTTACTCGAACAACGAATTCGGATCGACGAACTCGTATGTTCCCGGTCTCTCGAACGCCGGCCAACTCTATGGCCGCGAATCGAACCCCACGAACCAATACAACGGTTTCACGGCCTACAACGTCCTCAACACGGCTAACCCCGCCTCCGCCTTCGGTGACAGCCCTGCCACTGCCGCCTGGAGTGGTATGTCGTCGGCTCAACTCCAATCGGGTTGGCCCGTTCAACCCATCAGCGCTTCGTTAACGCCCCTCGTTCAAAACGGTGCCCTCACGTACCCCCATGTCTATGGTGGTCCCGGTGCCCAAAACTGCGTCTGGTCGGCTAAGCTCCTCCTCAACGGTCACGACCGCTTCTCGGAACGCAAGGGCACGTACTTCAACTTCGTACAACCCTACCAACACCACACGAACATCCCAGATTCGCCTGGTATCAACGTCTACTCGTTTGCCCTCAAGCCTGAAGAACACCAACCCTCGGGCACGTGCAACATGTCGCGTATCGATAACGCTACGCTCCTCCTCACGGTTCACCCCGATATCGCCTCGACGAACCTCAACAAGAAACTCCGTGTTTACGCCGTTAACTACAATGTACTCCGCATTATGTCGGGTATGGGAGGACTTGCTTACAGCAATTAAACGTACTGTGTCGATTGGTTGGTCGTTGGCTGGTTTTAGTAAAATTGATATAAAGATAAATTACATATTATTAAATATAAATAATATGGAATCTAATAATTCTGAATCTAGTTATGTTGTAAAAACAATAGGAGAAGATGATTGTGATGACGTTAAAAATGTACCTAAAAAATCACCAAAAGGCCGTAAACCAGTATTAAAGCTTAGTGATTTTAAGTCTGAGTCGGATTCAGCACGTTTTACTAAAAAAGTGAAAGGTATTGAATTGCCTTGTAATTTTATTCAAAAGTCTGTAGAGGTATCTAAGGTTAAAACTATTGTACAAAAAGTAATACATAAAATTAAACAAATTAACCATCAAGATGTAGAACATAATGGTCAAAAATATACAGTATGTTATGTACTAAATAACAACACACCAGTACTATTTATCATTGATACTATAGACAAAGAAAAGGTTATTTATAACAGTGTCAGTGTATATAGTGGTTATCCTCGTTTAACTAATAATAGCACAGAGTTTATTCATCAATTAGTTATGGGAAAATCACCAAGTGATAAATATAGTATTGACCATGTAAATCGGATCCGTCGAGATGACCGTAAATGTAATCTTAAATTTAAAACTGCATCCGAACAAATTCAAAACCAGTTTATTCGAGAAAGAACATCTGAACTTCCCGAAGATTGTGGGATTACACATGACGATATTCCTAAAAATGTAATATATAGAAATGAAAAGGGTCGCGGAGAACGTTTCGAAATAGAAATAAATGGATTTCCTCATCTACCAAAAAAAATTCTTTACAAAAAGACAACAAGTAGAACAGATATACCACTTCGTATTAAACTTCAAACTGCAATTTATTATCTCAGATGGTTGTGTGAAAAATATCCGGAACTAAAGAGCAGTATTCGTATAAATAAAAAAGATGAAGATGAACGGCTAAGATTAACCGAAGAATACAATGATATTATTCGGTTAACTAGTTTTCCTCAAGAAGTAATTGATGCTAACACAGTAAATTTTATATATGATTGTAAAAATGATTATTCTATTGAAGACGACGAAATTGTTGAAAAAGTAGTTAAAACATCTGAAGCTGGTAAGAAAAAAGAAGATAACCTACCTAATAATTGTGGATTTAATAAAATGGATATTCCTAAATACTGCTATTATGTTCCAGAGACAGAATCTAGAGGTGATAAATTTGTTATTGATAGGCATCCTAAACTACTATCTATGGATAAACGTCAAATCGCCACACCTGGTTCAAAATTACTAAGCACAAAAGAAAAATTTGACATTTTATTAGAATATATTCATTGTTTAGAGAACGATTTACCAATTGTACAAAAAGATGCCCCTCGGGGTAAACGAGGACAATTTTCAATCAATATACAAAAGGATACCTCTAAACCAATTTCAAAAAAAATAGATAAACCATCAAGTGCTGATAAGGCTAAAGATATCGAATCAAAAGACATTCCTAGATATGTATACTACAAACCTGCCAATAAAGACCACGGTAGTTGTTGGTTTATTAAAGATCATCCTAACCTAGTATCTAGAAATATTAAAACAAAAATTAGTCGTACATCGGCACTAATTAGCGACCGTGAAAAGTTTGAAGAAATACTATGTCATCTAGATGCTTTAGAAAACAATACACCTTTTAAGGAATACAAAGTAGTTCGAGCAGTTAAAAATAGTATTCATAAAGATAAATGTCCTAAAAGAGTTCCCGATAATTGGGATATTGAACAATATCCTATCTGTGATCATTTATATTATCGTCCGGCCGATGATAAACAAGGTGATTCATGGGTAATAATGGGTCACCCAAAGCAACATAATAAGATTATTACTAGTTCTACTAGTAAAAATAAATCAACTATTGATAAATATTTACAGGCTAGATCTATTATTAATACATTAGAATTAAACAATTAAACAATTAAATATTCTTATACATAGATTTATAAGCACATAGTGTATCCATACTAATTGTACCAGTAGATCGTACTATAAAAACACCAAGTATTCCATCTTTGTAACACACTTTAATACGATCACCACCCGTAGAGCCCAAATCTAATTTTTTTGATATTTTGCCATCGATACGTTGATAAAGTTCACCATTAATACAATCTAATACCTTCCATCCACGATGTTGTCCTTGCCAAGTACCATCTGGCAACCTATGTTTCTCTGCTTCAATAAATGGATTACGTACAGCACGTGTTGATTCGGCTGGCGGCATACTGTTATTATAAGCTGGCCAAAATGTGTTCCAAGTGTCTTTTGTAACCTCTTGCCATACCCCAACATATGTAGGTACCTCTCGAATACTACCTGCTACGCGAGCAGATAGAGATTTGTCGGCATAACATCCTAGTTTTTGGAGAATCCTGTCTGCCATAATTTCTGGCAATCCAGTATCAGGACAATCTGGGTGGAGAACACCATTTAAGACAGAACGAACACGATACATTGGTACTGGACCACTAGTACGTGTGTCGATTTTCTTCTTCTCCCACTCATCTTTAAGAAAAGTTTTATAATCAATCAATCCAGCAGAAAGTTTAAATGTTTTAACGTATCCATAAATCCGAATTGGTTGAAAACCACCATACCGCTGCTCATAATGATTCGGACGTTCCTGTGCTTGTGAAGTAGTACCATACTGTACTACATTACGATAATCATGTGTAGCAAAAATGCGATCATGACAACGCCATTCTGTAGAACGAGAAGATGTTTGGTCGATCACTAATAGCATTGGAATACCGGTAGCTTGTCGCCGCCAGTAATTTAAAGCCGACCATTGTATTTTCTCTGTGATAATTTGTGAATTTTTGATACCAGTATCATCCGCCTTATCTACAACTACTAAAAAATCCGATAGTTCAGGAAAGGCACTAATATTCTCCAGAAATTGGTAAATTGCCTTATTCTTTTTAATTTCTGATTTCTTACCACTTGTATCCGAATATGATAAACGTAATACAATAAGATTTCGTGATGGATTAATAAGCAAGCTATCTTTTATGTCACTAACAATTTGTTTACCTTGTGGCGACAATACATAGTTACTAGCATCCTTATAGAAAAATGGGATTGCCTCATTTACAAGATTGGCTTCTAGAAAACGATTGGGTCCACAATATCCCGTAGGCGGAGAATATTCTACATGTTCTCCCTCACTAATCATATAATCTATAATTGATTGAAATTCATCATCCTCGACTTCTCCTGAAAATAGCACCTCTTCAGGTGTAGCACTATATAAGATGTTAGTAATGTTCGGTGTGTTACGTACCGAAGACCATATTTTACTTAGCATCTGTTTTGAACCAGATCCATGATCACATTCATCGATATGTAGAAGTATAGTATGGTTATGTGATTGTTGTGTATGTAGCCATGTTAAAAATTCGTCTACTTTCTTTTGATTAATTATAGAAAAGACCTTAATATTGTGTGTTGATAATTCTACACGTTGTTCCTCGTCAGCTTGACGATGCCATGCAGATAGAAAGGCGTGTACACGTTTAGGTTGATTAACAGAATCGCGCATAGCGATATACTCTACCATTTCACGTTTTCCACACTTTACGGGAGCACGTACAGTAATACGACGGCAATCGATATCTTCAATAAGAGGCAATATTTTATTCCGTACAAAATTTGTAAGATGAGGACGATGTTGTTCAAATACAGCTACCGACCAAGGTTTTTGAGGTTCAGACATTATAAATGTTTTTTATATTTATTGAACACATGTTTCAATTTATTTGAACTACATATTGTTTTGATATCTCTCTATATCTCCTAAATCAATACCGTCATAATCATCATAATCTATTCTAGGAATTACATATTTATCTATAAATTCTTTACTTAATTTATTATATTTTACCAATTTCTTCAAATCCACTAGGTGAGCTATTAATTCTAATTTCTTTTCATCTAGACATCCTTTTTGTACTAAAATATCTGCAGTGAATAATAAATGATTCCACGTGTATATTTCTAAATTCATTTTAATAATTATAGTTATTAAAATATATTTAAATCATAAGTGTCTGTTCAGTAAATACTTCAACCATCTCTAATATAGCATTTAACTTTGTAACTTCCTCTATTTCCATTGCAAACTTCATACAATCATTTTCAATCTTTTTATCAGGACAAGCTCTGCCATACATATCTATACAAAAACTAATTTGATATGCTAAATATCTTGATTTTTTATTTTCTTCGAATTCACATAGCGAAAAATCCGTAAATACTGGAGATAGACCATACGTATTCTCTATAAGCCATTCCTTTCCAAAAGCATTATATACTACTCTTTTATCAATAGTTTCGTCTAATAATATATTTCTTAGCTTCCAATCTCCATAAGTAAATCCATATTGTTCAAATAATTCAAATATGGCAAATAATGTTTGTAGGAATAAACTTTTCCATTGACCATAATTCCATTCTTTATAATGACTTTCTAAATCACCCTTTTGTATATATTCTTGTACAATTATTATAAACTCTTTACTATCAGTATTTTCTCTAGGATGACATAGTTGTTTTTGTCTTTTTAAATCAACTTTCCATCTAATGGGGCTATCAAGACATTTAAACTCACAAATGCCTTGTACTATATTTCTATGTGGATGTACTTTAAAAAATCGTTGTGTTTTAACCTCTCTACGCCCTTGTGGATCATTCAACATTATCTTAACAATAACTGGTGTTTGTAATAATTCACTTAATCCTACTATAGCAAATCCATAACTAGTTTCATCTAGTGATTGTATACTTTTATTAATAATCCATTCAGCATCTCTTCTAATCTTTTCACTGCAACATGCATAAAATGTATCTATCTTTGTAATTCGTCCACCTTCTATTCTTTCGTGATGTGTAAATGGATCCGCTTTATATTTTTTTGGTAAATATGTTAATGCTATATTCATTATAGTATTATATAATATATTTGTTTTATATAATATCATATAGTGTGGAAGCTAGTACTAAATCCCCTAGACTAGACAAAAATTGACTAGTCTACTTCTTTGGTCTATATACCCCCAATCGTTCAATAAACGATGAGCTCCTCCGTCTTCTTCAACTACACCTGGATCATCCTGTTCAAGAACCGCCGCACCACGATCTCGGTGGTGGACAAGAACCCCACGGAAGCCCTCCGGACGATCACGAAGTACATCGTCGGCTCCCAGAAAACGCACAAGAACATCGAGATCTGCGGGCTCAACAGCAAATACGGCCGCCAATGCGTCGAAGACCTTGAGACGGACCTGCGCCGGAAACTCCAGATCCTCTCGGGTCTCGTCTCGAGCAACTACACCGATGAGACCCTCGCCAAGAACATCGACGAACTGCTCGTGTCGACCGAGCCAATCTCCGAGCCCGTGAATGAGCCGCACTTCTCGTGGGACCGCGAACCCAAGATTCGCTGCCTTTAGTTTCCTCTCTTGTGTTACGCTTCAATAAATCTAACTAACTTTGTAATATATTTTTAACATTTTCATATAATTGTAATGTACTTTGATCGGTATTTATAAATTTATCAACTACAGAATCTAATGTATCTTTAAGGCCCAAATCTACTAATAGTAGATCAATATTAGCGTTATTACTATATCTTTGAATCATTATACCTTTATGTACACAATATTTAGCTACATCATTTATAGAAACATCTTGTAATAAATGACTATAACTAGAAAGTATAACTATCATAGTAGCTATAGAGGTGGATAATACTTGTATATTTGGTGTTTTATTTTTATGTGAGTAGATACAACCAAGATACCAATAATTTAGATAGAACATAATGGGTATAAATGTAATTTTACCTTCAAGTTTATTTAGTATGTATTTTTCTTTTTTATTAAATTCATCAATTGAATATTTATTATCTGTAACAGCAACAAATTCATTTAATATATAATCTTCATAATGAGGAATACTATATAATTTATGACATATTTCTAAAACAGTTGCGCCAGTTAATTCAATATTCGTTTTATCAATAACTATATTGGGATTGTTTAAAACAGTATTAAAAAGCATTAAATATTGAAAATATGTTTCAAAGGATTTCATTTGTATTTGGTTATTAAAGACATTAAATGCCCAATTATTAATTTCATGTATTTTATATTCCTCTGGAGAATTACTAAAATTATTATATAAATTAACTCTATACTCTCTATAAACTTCCATCATATCTTCTAAATATTCAAATTCATAAGTTTTTTTCTTTATATCTGAATAATCAGGTTGTATATATAATTGTTGTATTTTGTTGTAAATAAGATTATAAACACCACCATTTTGTAAACTAGTTATATAGGGGTGTGCTAAAGCCTCTTTACTACTAATTCTCTTTTTAGAATCAGGATTTAAACATTCTAATAGAAAACTATATCCTTTCTTACCATACATTTCGATTAACATACTCTTTTTACTGGTAAATTCTTTTTTATTTATATCAACTTCATAATCTTCTTGTGGAATATCATTAATATCTAAACACAACCAATACATAGTAGCACCTAAACTAAACATATCACTATTATAATTATATCTATTACCCTTTCTAGTAGAGTTAGGTGCTTTAAATGCAGGTGTACATAGAAATTTCAATACAGTAGAAGGAAATGGAATACCCATATATTGTGATAATCCAAAATCGGAAATTTTGAATGTATATACACCATCTATTATTTTATATAGGATATTGTTGGGTTTTAAATCGTTATGAATATATCCAGAACAATGAATAAAATATAATCCATTCGTTACATCACTAACAAATTTCTTTGATAGCTGTTTATCTAAAACATCCTTTGGTATTGATGATAAATCTCCATCCATAAGTTCTAGTGATAGTTCAACAGTATTCTCAACATTATCTATATAGAAAATGTGTTCTGTTCTATTACCATATATTAATGGATCTACATTTAATATATTAGGATGACGTAAATTTTGAATAATTATTATTTCTTTTAGTGTTGATACACTAATATCATTATTTAAATCCATATTTGCCATAGCTTTAATAGCGACAGTATGATCATTATTATTTTTATCAATAGCTATAGTTACAGTTCCATATGTTCCGCGACCCAATTCTTTTACCAAGTCAATATTCATTGTTATATATATATAATATAATATATTTTATATTTTGTTTTAATTATCGTGGAGTAATACAATATCTTTTAGTTCATCTAAAGAACTTCTCTTTGATAAATCCTTTTCAATAAACCCTTTTACTACATCATCTAATATATCACTATAACCTTTTGGTACTTCTAAAATATCCATTATAGCATTACTACTATAATTTTCTATATGTATAGCTTTTTGTACACAATATTTCGCTATGTAATCTACAGATAAATCTACTAATCTATTATTATCGTGTGTAATAAGTACTATAGTCATTAGGGCAATACTAGAGGTTAATACGTTTGTATTAGGTGATCTAGATGGATGTCCATAGATAGATTTAAGATACCAATAATGTAGAAAAAACATAACTGGTGTAAAAGATAGGTTAAAATCTAGGGTATCTAGTAGTTCTAGTTGAGCCATAGTAAGTTGCTCGGATTTAAATAATCCTTTAGCGACATCAACTATTCTGTCTAGAGTAATATAGGATAATACATTAGCCCATAGATTATCCGAAGTTGTTAATGCCGAAGAGGCGAACAACTGTAGTTTATTAACGGGTGTATCTAGATGTTTAGATAGATATTGTAGATAGTATTGTGTATATGTAAAATAGGCATCCATATTGTCAACTTCTAATTTCTTTGAAGTATTTAATACCCAATTATCTATTAGTTCTAGATGATTATATTTAACATTAGTATGATTAGATAAATCAATATAACTAGTTACTTTTGTATCCTTATAATTATTATACATATCATCTATATATTCTAATTCATAATTACTATTTATAAAATCATCTATGGTTGGTTTTCTAACAATGCTATTAATAAATTCAAAAAAACTACCACCGGTATGATAGCTATTTAAAAATGGATGTTTTAGTGCTTTTTTACTACTTAATCTAGTATCGGATTTAGGATCTAGACATTTAGTAATAAAATCATAACCATCTTCGGTAAATATTGAAACAATAGTTTCTTTAGCGGATATATATTCAGGACCATTTATATCGAC